ACTGCGAGACGGGGAATGTCACCAACAATGGCGCGAGCGGCGTTGGGAATAACAACGGTTAAGAAAATTAGGTTTGCGTAGTAGTTATCAGTGTGCTTAGGGACTTGTGTAACCGCGTAGAACACAACCCACGAAAAAATCGCTGCTAACATATCATTAACAGGAGTTTGCATTTATCTTATTACGAGATTTTATTTATCCTGAATGTATTGACCGCAGAATTTGGTCTTGTCTGGCAATCTAGTGTAAATTCCTATAGATTCACATACCCCTCTCAACTCCATGAAGTTGTTCCAAAAGTTTTCAGAATGTGTCCACTCGGGTACCGTACTGTGCGCAAGCTCATGAATTAACACATGCATAATCTCATTTACTTCACCGTCTATACATATGGTTATGTCCGCCCCTTTGTTCACATTGTAACCCACCGTGCCTGACATCTTCCTCAATGCTGTCAAGGGAATTGGGCGTATCAACACACGAAACTTTTCATTGTTCGTTTTCTCAATATGTTCTCTGAGAATTTTGTATCTCTTTTTCACTTCTACGAAATTCTCTGGTTCACGTATCATGAAAAGTATGATCAGGTTGATCACGATCAATACTAAAAAGGGTATCATCTAGTATAAGCAAAGATAAATTTACTGTACAACTCTGAGATTGGGTTACCCCGAAGACCCTCCCAAAGTTGTAATTTGAAACCAAGCTCCTCTAGGTGTGTCACCAATAGGTCTTTGTACCCAACTGGTTCTGACTTGGGTCCTTCTGCGTAATAGGGAGTGTCTGTCAGGTGTACAAACAACTTTTCACCAAAGCCACCATTCCCATGATCCTTGAGTTTGAAGAAGTTTCCCATATCATCTTGAAGTGGTGTTTTGAATATAATCTTTTCAGAATCTGGGATGATACCAATCAGAAGTCCACCAGGTTTTACGCGTTTTCGGATTTCGTGGATGGAACTGAAGAAGAGATCCTTAGTCTTGAAGATGTAATGTAATGAGAAGTTGAAACAGACAACGTCAAATTTTCTCTTTGGGCAGTTGTGTATGTCACCCTCGTAAAAATTCACCCGCATATGCATGTTTTTTGCTCTAGATTTGGCTTCGACGAGAGCCGTAGGTTCCGGGTCACACATATTGATATTGGCACCACACTTGTGCCACTTCTGTAAATCACCCCCAAAACCACAACCAACATCAAGAATGTGTTGACCACTCCTTGTGACACTCTGAATGAGCTCTCTCTTGGCGTCGTTGTGGTTTTTACGAATCTCTTCCATAATTCATGATAGTTTCATATCTTTAATTCTCTACTTAGGGCTTAAAGTTTACAAACGTTCAAAGGTTATAATGTCTCTTGAACAAGATTATACGACCGTACCTGGTCAGGTTTTCGCTTGCCTTTCTATTGTTGGCCCCGAATGCCCCCAGAAGAATGATAAGTTTGGAATCAAGATCCGAGGAACCTTCGCGAACCGTGACGAGGCTGCGAATCACGCCAAGCGCCTTCAGAAGGAGGATCCTACATTTGATATCTATGTAGTTGACATGTACAAGTGGCTCCTCATCCCACCCGACTCCTCTAAGATTGAGGATGTTCACTACACTAATGATAAGCTTGAGGAAATCATGACTGGTTATAAGGAGAATCAGGCTCAGGCTGCTCGTATGTTCAATGAACGTAAACAAGGTATGTCCGACAAGACTGGCTTCGCCCCTGGTGATGACAACTCCACATTCTATACCAAACCAGATGAGGCTCCCATCTCTCACCCAGCTGAGATTCTAGAGCGTCTCAAGAAGGAGAAGCCTGATGCTAATATGGAGGATCTCGTCAAGGAGGCTGATGAGATTGTTAGCCAAGAGATGAAGGATCGTCAGAAGCAGCGCGAGGAAGCTGCTGCTTCCACTGAGGCTACGATCGAGGAATCCAATGAGGAAGGTGAACCCGAGGTTTCTTCCAAGTAAATAATTTTCATAACTAATACTAAATGATTGGTACAATCGTAACAATCATTCTCGTCAGTGCTTTCTTTATTTTGTTTTTTGAGGGGATGACCCCAGAAAACAAAAAGGAGAAGAAAAAGGTTAAAATACCTGAAGCCAGTACTACTGCTGGATTTATTAAGGATACATATAAAGATCCTTTTATTAATCATTTCATACCCCCAAAAGTTGGTAATATAGGAAAGTTTGTTCCATTCTCAAGTGTACCTGAGGATAACTGGTTGCATGGTTTTCCCCATAAAAAAGCCAAGTAAAAATACTGCAAACGCTATGATCCAAGTTGACTTGTCAACATTCTTGAATAAATCAAAGGACTCCTGACCTTGATAAGGTTGTCGAGGTGGCGGTGGATAATCAGACGGATGAAAATAATACTCCTCAGAGTGTTTCTCGTTACTTTCATCTTTCTCCTCTGGAACTTCTTGAAGAACAGGATTATATTCAATGGGGTTACCAATATCAGTTTCCATTTTCTAATATATAAACGGTTTTTTTTAAGCACTTTCTTCCTCACTTTCACTTTCATCATCTACCACAAAGTCTTTGAGATTACCATTTTCGTCTGCGTCTTCCTCATATTCTTCCTCACTGTCTTCGTCGTATAATTCATCATCTGTATCTAATTCGGAATCTATATCAGTATCATGTTCATCCGTACCATAATCATCTTCTAAAACACTTTCCGTAGCCTGGAATAGAGCAGGTTTCTTTATATGTCTTCCTGAACGGGTACGAGTAACTATAACCATTTAATAGTACTCCGTATTATTGTTTAAGTAGTTTTACGAGATTGTTATCGACAATTTGATGTGTTCTAGCCTTATTTTTACTCCCTTTACAAACCGGACATTGTTGTGTTATTTTGTTACCTTTGATGACATAAGACATCACATGATCCGTGTGCTCTCCATTGATAGATTCGCAATACATTGAGGTTGTGAGGGCTACGTAATTGGTTTTCGTTCTCTTGACACTTACAATCGTAGTGTCCAACTGGTTACTCATATATTTCCGAACAAATCTCTGTAATAAGGGTTTTATCTCTACTTGTTTAGGTTGGGGTTTTTCAACAAATTTCTTGATTTCTGGGCAGTTTTGGATTTCTTCCTTTTTGGGATACAACTTATTGATTATTGGACTCGGTAGCTCATGGCGACGACCACAGAAGTCTTTACAGAAACCATCCTTCCTTCCCCTGAGAGTTTCACAACGACAGAAACACTTCTGTATGATGAGTTTACCACTGATGATGAACCATACATGGTTTGAGTTGTGCTCTCTTCTCAGATTTTCACAATAATTTGAATTCGTTGCAGCTAGGAATGTATTTTTGTGTTTGAAAAGCTTAGTAATGTAAGCAGTGGATTGCCCCTCAAGATTCTTCTGAACGAAAGACTGTATCATGTATTTGAGTTCTTCATCCTGAAGTTCATCCTTAATTTCGTCTTCTGTAAAGGCACCCTCCCTCATAGGCATAGAAGGTGGTTTAACAAATGTAGTCTGTGGAGCATCGGTGCGAACCGCGGACATTTTTAAGAGTTTGACATCTGGTGTCGGTTGTACACGAATAATTGTACTCAGAGGCTCTGGGGTGTACATGAAAACTGGGAGATATGCTAATTGGTTCACTTTACCATTTTCACAACTAGAACATCCTCGTCCACCACATGCGTCGTGTTTAGCTTTCTTATACGACCATGGCATTCTAAAACCACTTCCTTTAGTCCTTCTCTGAAGATCACCATACACAGATGAATCTATGATATCATTCCAGTCGTATGAACTCTTAACAGTCGAGAGGGCCACAAGGACATGGTCTCTCAAAGCAATCGCAGAACTTTGATCTACAACAAAGTCTGGCCAGTTCAAGTGTACCCCAGTCTTCATTAAGTCACCCACCTTCTTTGGAGGCGACACAGATATGAGACAATTCTTACCACCGTGACGTTTCACCTTGTCACATATAATTTTACATATAGACTTGATCTCCTCAACTGAGAGTGAATCTTGGTCTTTGTAATCAATATCAATGAAGAAGTTATAAGTTGGAGTCTTTTGTTCCACAACGAATAACTTTTCACTAGTACCGATAGCTTCTATGTATCTCTCATAGAATTCGTTCAATCTATCAAATGGCACAGAGAGTTTTCCTCCGTCCATGAGCACATGTGATAGATTGGATGCATTATCAAATTTTTGAGACGCACACCAACTCTTAAACATATCCATTTATTGGTCGTCATCTCTAAACCACTTCATAAATGAAACATCTTGGTATACCTTTTTTTCTGCTAAATCTTTCTTTATAACTAGAAGTTCATATACAGTTTTATCTTTGTTATCTTCTTTCCACTGAACAATTTCATCTTCGCACATTCCCCTATTCTTATCTAGAAGCTGCTCAATTTGCATCAATATGAAAGCCTTGGACTTCATTATTTTATAGAGAAGGTTTTTCTATTGTGAGA